AGATCTATATACATTACGAGAAGATCAACATAGAGTGTTGAGTAAACCAAGAAAAAAATATAAACATAAAGGTAAATTTAGGTTAACATTTAATGAGCAAAGTTTGGAACAAACAGATTAAAGGTAATCACTACCAAAAATATAAAATTCAACCAAGTAAGTTTGTAGTAGAAAACAAACTTTTATTTCCTGAAGGTTGTGCAATTAAATATATAATTAGACACCAGGACAAAGGTGGTAAAGATGATTTGCTTAAAGCAATACACTTTATTGAAATGATTATAGAGAGAGATTATAGTTAATTTAGTATAAGTTTTTTAATACTTTTACTACCATCTATATTAGACTCTAGTTCAGCCATAGATTTTATGCATTGGTAAACTATGTTATTATTTTTATTAGTACGCATAGCAATTCTTTTACCTTTAAGACAATCAGACATAGATACTTGTATTCTATGTTCTTTGATCTCTCCATTTATTATCATAAGTAAAGCTACTATTAATTCCATTAATGAGCTCCATTACCATTAGCTCTTACTTTATCTTTAAGATGTTCAATATCTTTTAATGCTTTATCTAATTGTGTTTTAAGAAATTCTATATTAACTTTGTTAGTCATATTCATTTCTTGTGTAGACTGTAGTTTCTCTACAGTTTTATATAAATCTTCTAATAAAAAATGTTGTTCCTGGTCAGTAGGTACTTGCTCAGATTTTTTAAGTAAATCGTTTTCAAATAATTCTCTTGATGTTTCAAGGCTAGTTAATCTAGCAGTAACTTCTGTATATGCAAATACGCCCATAGCAACTGCTGCTATAATCATAGCCATATTACGAATTGGCATACTTACAGATGTATCTTCACTAATTTTCATTTAGCAATCTTTCCTTTATTAATACCTTTTTTGATAACGTATTCTCTAGTACCAAACGCATTTGTTTGTACTTCTTTTTTTAGCTGCTTAAACAGCTGCATTTCTTTATCTTTATATTCTATTTTTCTTTTGTGTTCTTCTAATGATTTTGTGTCTCTCATCTTTAAACCTATTGTTTTTTTCCCAAAAAGGTAACATATGTCCTGAATTTTTATAACATTTTATACAAGAGTATTCGTTGTCTTTTATAGATACAAATGCTTCAGTCATGGTTATATCTTTATTACACCACTTACATTCACCTCTTATTTCGATCACTTTGGCTTACGCATTATGTCTGCACCTTTAAGACCATAAATTGCAGAAACTATTCCTATAAATATGGCTTGATACCAATATGGAAGTTCTTTAAAATATTCAAAGAACATATCTAATCTATTACGAATCTCAGGATCGTCAGTGAAGATAGAGTACACCAATACAAGAATAGGCAAAGATACAAGAACCAAGACAAATTCATCCTTCCAACCTTTATCATTACTCTCAATAACTTTCGCTTTATATTCAATTTGACCTGTACTCATTTTCTCAGCATGTCTCATTTGAGCATCTGACATTAATTGTTTAGTTTTTTGTTTGTTCTGGTATATATGACTAGCAGTCTTAACACCCATAGATAATAAATTAAACCACATTATTTAATACCTTTCTTTTTTTGTTTAGTTCTTAATATACTGACACGTTTGTGCCAACACCATATACTAATTTTAGATGCGTATTTTTCTACGAAGCTGTAGAATTTGTTGGTAAACCTTCCCATGCTTTGTACATCCCCTCTACTAACAGCTCATCATCGTATGGCTGCATACCATTTTCCATTTGTATAATTGCTTTTACTAATGGTAAATAATCTTCAATAGTATTGTTTAGTTCATCAGTAGGATTAACGCCAAGTTTTCTGCAAACAAATGCAATGTAAGCATCTGTATCATTCTCACTTGGTGGAGCCCATCTTTCAATGATGCTCTCTACTGTAAATCTTTTATGGTGAAATCTGTATGTTAAAAGTATTTTAACTAATGCTCTAATACCCCATACAGCTTCTTTAAATACACAAAAAACTGGATCAGATTGTTCATCTGCCAGTCCATCCCAGTCAGTACCTAATTTAATATTGCCTGGATTTTTATTTCTTATACCTCTAGGTAATTTTTCTGTTCCATCTGCCATGTTTATCTAAAACCATTGGGATTAATATTGGTAATCCATCAATGATAACTCCTGTTCCTATTACTGGTCTAGACTTCTGTAATTTATTATATTCAAAAGCTAAACTTTTCATGTTAATTAAACATCCAACTTGCATACCCCAAAGTAGTTCATTAGGATTGCTCCAATAATCTATTTTGAATGATGTGTGATAGTGTCCTTGGACAGTACACATACCATATTGCTGTGCAACTTTTAGTACGTCTTTATATTTACCATGACAGAAGTAAATTTTTTGACCATTAGATGCTTTAATAACCAAATCTTCATGCCATGTCCAACCTTTGCCTACTCCAAGCATATGATTATATGACTTAAAGATCTCATGAGGTAACCCATGTCTAGTAGCTTTTCTAAAAACTAAGCTACCATGATTAGAATCCATTATATATTGCTTAGGAAATAGTTTTTCTAATTCTTTAAAAAACCTCTTAGCAACTACAAGCTCATGACTTGGCGAGTATAAACCAGGATGTGAATCGTGGAAGGATATACTATGCCAATCCATTTCATCACCTATGTTTACTACACAGTCAGGTTTATATTTTTCTTTGATTGCACTTAAAAAGTCAAGTGTATCTATATGATGATATGGTGCGTGTTGATCACTTATAACAAGTATTGATTTGCGAAGCATATTATACCTTTTACAAGTATTTGGCGAATATGTCTAGCAAACTAGGTACAACTTTATGCTGGTAGTTTTGGCGTTTCATATTGTTTGCAAATAAACCTTAAATAAATTTCGTGTTCATTTACATCTTGAGGACCAATTTCTTGTAATTTTTTTAATGATTCTTTATACCCTGCTTCTAAACAACTATACATATTAGTATGTTGTGTAGGCATAGGATATGGTGTCATACATTCACCTGCAACGTATGAACATATAAGCATCAATAAAGTAAATTTCATTACAAATGTTTAGTAATTAAAACTAAAACTTGTGCTAATACTCCAAGACCAATAGCAGTCAAAATCCAATTAATTTTGTCTATGCTTTTTTGTATATGTGATAAATGATTGTTTTCTATTGTATCAATTCTTTGATTAATAAGATCAATACAACCATGTATTTTAAGAATTTCTTCTTTATTTTCTGTGTGTCTACTCATTAGAATAATGTTTCGTAAGGAGACCTTACTAACCCTTTCGTTTTGTATTGTGTATATCTAGGCCCTTGGTATCTAGGGTGACCTAATTGCCCTAGTACAAAATCAACTGCTGTATCGGATGCTAAGTCTAAAGATAGACCTTGTTCTAGCAATCCTTCTTTAATTGAGTTTGTTGCTTGTTGCAGCCAAATAGGTAAAAATCTCATACCTACATGACCACCGATTTTTAAACCCTTTTCAATAGCTTCATCATCTTTCTTAGTCATATTAGGACTCCACTTAGTAGTTAAGTATTGTTTGTTAGTTAATACTTCTATAACTGTTCTAGGTAGAGAACCAATCTTTTTAAGACCTGTAGATTGTGGTGCTGTAATCCAATGAAAAGGTTCCATTAATTGTTTAGAGAAAGTTAATACTTCACCATTCCCTAAGTCAATTCTAGTTGGATCTGTGTTTTCTAATATACTATGTCCTGAGAACATATAGTTTAGTGCAGATCCTGCTACTGCATATGTAAGTGCAGCTCTAGCAAAATAGTATTGATATAGCCTTCTAGCCATAGGATCACTTTCAAATCCTGGTAATGACTTAGCTATAATTCTTATGTTAGATATTGTCCAGTCTGGAGCAAACAATAGTAATTGTAAATAACCTCTAGATCCTGGAGTTAATGTAGTTTGTGCTAAATTTTTAACAAATCTATTTTCTATTCTTTGTGTTACTTGTGCCCAGTTTTGTCCACCATATGCATCATTAGTAAATTGTGCAGCTCTCCTAGCTTTTTTGTAGATCTGTTCTTGTGTATCGCCAGGCTGTATTGCATTCTTACCTTTGTTTAATGATGTAAGAAACGTATGTAATTTAGCAGAAGTAAATATTCTATCCCAAGTAATTCTATCAAAGAACTTAAATGTTCTCTCTATGTTTCCTTTTTGACTAATACCAAAATGTCTTTTAAGAAAAGTATCTACACCTCTTATGTTTTGATAAAATCTATCATAACCAACATCTTCAGGCATTGATATTTCTAAACCACTACCTTGTCCAAATCTAACTACATCATCATAGCCTTGAGCTCTTAGTTGTTTAATAGCGTGTGGATAATCTGTAAGATAATAACCTGGATCTTGTAATTGTTTTAATACTTCTGGTTTAGTTTTAGGACTTAAAAACTTACCT